CAAACCAATCCAGGACGGTATGGATAGGCCGAAAACAGAACTTGCGTACAGAGTACCCGCGTCAAAATTCACAAGAAAGAAGCTTGATACAAACGAGAAACTACAAGAGATCACCGGTCTCGATACAACGATCGACTGGAAGAACACCGGGGACAACTCGTACGATGGTGAAAAATTAAAACTATTAGTCCACGATGAAAGTGGTAAATGGGAAAGACCTACAAACATATTAAATAACTGGAGAGTTACAAAAACCTGTTTGAGATTAGGTTCTAGAGTAATAGGTAAGTGTATGATGGGATCAACATCAAACGCTTTAGATAAAGGTGGTGAGAATTTTAAAAAATTATACTATGATTCCGACGCAACAAAAAGAAACCGCAACGGTCAGACTAGCTCGGGACTATATAGTTTGTTTATTCCTATGGAGTGGAACTACGAAGGATTCATTGATTCTTATGGATTACCTGTATTCGACACGCCAAATGAGGAAGTTTTAGATCCTTTAGGTGATACTATAAACCAAGGAGTAATAGAACATTGGCAAAACGAGGTTGATGGATTGAAAGATGATCAAGACGGGTTAAATGAATATTATAGACAGTTTCCACGCACAGAAGAACATGCTTTCAGAGATGAGGCTAAAGAGTCTTTGTTTAATCTGACTAAAATATACGAACAAATAGATTACAATGCTGACTTACAAAATACTTCTACCATTACAACAGGTAGTTTTATGTGGGAAAATGGTATAAAAGACACTAGGGTTTTATTTTACCCAAACAAAGATGGAAGATTTAGAATATCTTGGGTTCCACAAATTGAGTTACAAAATAAAATAGTATTAAAAAACGGTATTAAATACCCTGGTAATGAACACTGTGGTGCTTTTGGTTGTGATAGTTATGACATATCAGGTACAGTTGACAAAAGAGGTTCTAACGGATCTTTACACGGCTTAACAAAGTTCTCTATGGAGAACGTACCACCTAATGTGTTTTTTTTAGAATATATAGCTAGACCTCAAACTGCTGAAGTGTTTTTTGAAGATGTGTTAATGGCTTGCGTATTTTATGGTATGCCAATACTAGCAGAGAATAACAAACCTAGGTTATTGTATCATTTCAAAAGAAGAGGTTATAGAGGTTTTTCAATGAACAGGCCAGACAAAATATATAATAAATTATCTGTAACGGAAAGAGAGATAGGTGGAGTGCCTAACTCTAGTGAAGATATGAAACAAGCTCATGCAGCAGCTATAGAAACATACATAGAGGAAAATGTGGGTAATACACCTAACGGTTTTGGAAGTATGTATTTTCAAAGAACACTAGAAGACTGGGCTAAATTTAATATAAACAACAGAACAAAACACGATGCATCTATAAGTTCAGGATTAGCTATAATGGCTTGTAATAAAAACAAGTATACACCTGTAGCTAAAAGAGAACGTAAAAAAATAGACTTAGGTATAAAGAGATATAACAATAAAGGAACATCGTCAAAAATTATAAGATAAATGAAAGTATACACCAATGGTAATAGCTCTTTTCCTAGCCAAGTAGTTAGCGACGAAGTTAAAGCAAGCTTAGATTATGGTATTCAAGTAGCTAGAGCTATTGAAGGAGAGTGGTTTCAAGAAGGTCGTTCCGGTAATAGGTATGCTCAAAGCTATAGTAATTACCACCAACTTAGATTATATTCTAGAGGTGAGCAATCAATAGCTAAATACAAAGACGAGTTATCTATAAACGGTGATTTATCTTATTTAAATTTAGATTGGAAACCAGTACCAGTTATACCTAAGTTTGTAGATATTGTTGTTAATGGTATGTCTAATAAGGAATACGACATAATTGCTTACGCGCAAGACCCTGAAAGTCAAAAGAAAAGAACTGATCACGCTAATGAAATAGCGGCAGATATGGTTGCTCAAGATTTAATACAACAAGCTAAAGAAAATACTGGAGCAGATTTCTCAAGGTCAAGTTTAAAACAAGAAGAGCTACCATCTAGTCTTGAAGAACTAGAGCTACATATGCAGCTATCTTACAAGCAAGGTGTTGAAGTAGCGGAAGAAGAGGTTATAAATAATACTTTAGCAAGAAATAAATACGACTTAATTAGACGTAGATTAAATCACGATTTAACAGTTCTAGGTATCGCTGCGGTGAAAACAGGTTTTAATCCATCAAACGGAGTAACTATTGACTACGTTGATCCAGCTTATATGGTTTATTCATACACTGAAGATCCTAATTTTGATGACATATATTATGTTGGTGAAGTTAAATCTATAACTATATCTGAATTAAAAAAACAATTTCCAGACATATCTGAAGACGAATTAGAGGCTATACAAAAAATGCCAGGTAATTCTCAGTATATAACGGGTTGGGGTAATTATGATTCAAACACTGTTCAGGTTATGTATTTTGAATACAAGACTTACATGAATCAAGTGTTTAAGATAAAAACAACAGATAATGGATTAGAGAAAGCTATAGAGAAAACAGATAGCTTTGATCCACCTTCTAATGACAACTTTGAAAGAGTAAGCAGAAGTATAGAGGTCTTATACACTGGAGCCAAGGTTTTAGGTAACAATCACATGCTTGAGTGGAAGCTTGCTGAGAATATGTCTAGACCTTTTGCTGACACGACAAAAGTAGAAATGAATTACTCTATATGTGCGCCTAGAATTTACAAAGGTAGAATAGAGTCTATAGTAAGTAGAATAACTGGTTTTGCTGATATGATTCAGTTAACTCATTTAAAGCTACAGCAAGTAATGTCTAGAATAGTACCAGACGGTGTGTTCTTAGATATGGATGGTTTAGCTGAAGTTGATTTAGGTAATGGTACAAGCTACAATCCTGCAGAAGCTCTTAATATGTATTTTCAAACTGGTAGTGTTGTAGGTAGATCACTCACGCAAGACGGAGGTATGAATGCAGGTAAAGTTCCTATTCAAGAACTATCGTCATCATCGGGTCAAGCTAAAATACAAAGTTTAATAGGTACTTACCAGTACTACTTACAGATGATAAGAGATGTAACTGGTTTGAATGAAGCGAGAGATGGTTCTACACCAGATAAAGACTCTTTGTTAGGTTTACAAAAAATGGCAGTCAACGCGTCTAACACAGCAACAAGGCACTTGATGCAAGCTCAGTTGTTTTTAACTTTAAGAGTATGCGAAAATATTTCTTTAAAAATAGCAGATTCTTTATCATACCCATTAACAGCTAACTCGTTAAAGCAAAGTATATCTAACTATAACTTTCAAACACTTAGTGAAATTGAAAACTTAAATCTACACGATTTCGGTATATACTTAGAACTAGAGCCAGATGAAGAAGAAAAAGCTAAGCTAGAGCAAAATCTACAAGTAGCATTACAAACTGGAAGTGTAGACCTTGATGATATTATAGATATAAGACAGGTTAGAAATTTAAAAATGGCTAATCAGTTGTTGAAGCTAAAGAAAAAGAAACGTCATCAACAAAAAATGGCTGACCAACAAGCAAATATACAAGCACAAGCGCAAGCAAATGCACAGTCTGCTGAAAAAGCCGCTATGGCTGAGGTTCAAAAACAACAAGCTCTTACTCAAGAAAAAGTAAATATAGAGCAAGCAAAATCTCAGTTTGAGATACAACGCATGCAAACTGAAGCTCAAATAAAAAAGCAACTAATGGCTGAAGAATTTAACTATCAGTTTCAGTTAGCTAGAATAAAGGTCGATGCTGAAAAAAGTAGAGAAGTTGAAATAGAAGATCGTAAAGACGAAAGAACAAGAATACAAGCTACACAACAATCAAAAATGATAGCTCAAAGACAAAATGATGAGCTACCTAAAGACTTTGAATCATCTGCGTTTGATGATCTAAGTGGCTTTGGTATGCAGTAGTTTAGCTTTATACAAAAGCAAACATTAACTATTTAATTATATTATATTATGTCACAAGAAAAACAAGAGGGAGAATTTTCCTTAAAAGGTAAAAAAACAAAGCCTAAGAATTTAGGCAAAAAACAAGATGGACCTATAAAAGTAGATTTATCTGCAGCGGTTGAAAACAAAGCTGAAGAACAAGAGGTTACTAAAGTAGAAATCAAAGAACCGGTTGTTGAACAGGTTGTTGAAGAAGAAATTAAACAAGAGCAAGAAGTTGCTCAAGAAGATACACCCACTATACAAGAGGTTACTGATGAAACCGCACAAGACGAAGCAGAGGTTTTAGAAGAACAATTAGAACAAGCTATTGTAGAAGAAAGCGTTGGAGTTAATTTACCAGAAAATATAGAAAAGCTAGTTTCTTTTATGGAAGAGACTGGTGGTACGATTAACGACTATGTTAGACTTAATGCTGATTATTCTAATATTGATAACGACACATTACTTAAAGAGTATTACAAAAAAACAAAGCCTTATTTAGACAATGAGGATTTAAGTCTCTTACTTGAGGATTTTTCATATGATGAAGATTTAGACGAAGAAAGAGACATACGCAAGAAGAAACTTGCATTTAAAGAAGAAATTGCAAAAGCCAAAAGTTTTTTGGAGGAAACAAAGAGTAAGTACTACGACGAGATCAAGTTGAGACCGGGCGTAACTCAAGAACAAAGAAAAGCTGTGGATTTTTTCAATAGATACAACGAAGAGCAAGGCAAAGCCGAGCAACAACACGAGTTATTTAAAAACCAAACTAAAAAACTATTCTCACAAGATTTCAAAGGTTTTGATTTCAATTTAGGAGAAAAGAAATTCAGGTATGGTGTAAAAGATCCTAGTAAAGTTGCAGAAACCCAGTCAAACATTAGTAACATCGTAGGGAAGTTCCTTAACAAAGATGGTAGTGTTAAAGACCCAGCGGGTTATCACAAGGCAATGTACGCCGCTGCTAATGTCGATACTATTGCTAATCATTTTTATGAACAAGGAAAAGCTGACGCTGTCAAACAAGTTATAGACAGTTCAAAAAATCCAAGTCAAGCTCTAAGGCAATCGCCTCAAACAGGGTTTAAAGATGGTATCAAGGTAAAGGTGTTAAATGAAGGTGCTCTAAGTTCGTCAAAATTAAAAATAAAAAAAATAAAAATTTAACATTTAAAATCATTTAAAAATGGCATTAAACAACGCATTCGGTTCAATTAAACCGAGTCAAAAACAACAATTACTGTCTGACAACTATTTAAGTTTTACAGATGGATCAGGAAACGATTTTGCACAACAATATCTACCTGAAATTTATGAACAAGAAGTAGAGCGTTACGGAAACAGAACGTTATCTGGATTCTTACGTATGGTAGGTGCTGAAATGCCTATGACTTCTGACCAAGTAGTATGGTCTGAGCAAAATAGATTACACATCGCTTATGATGCAGTAACTGCTGCTACAGCAACTACTTTAACATTTGTAACTGGTGGAACATCTCAAGTAAACAATGTTATATCTAAAAATGATACTATCGTAGTTTTAGATCCTGCAAACGGATTAGAAGTAACTGCATTAGTGGTAGATAGCGTTAACAACGGAGCTGGTACTTTAGCTACTCTTACAGTTGCTACTTATACTGGAGCCGATCTTGCAGCTACTTTTACTGTAGGAGACACAGATTTAAAAATCTTTGTATATGGTTCTGAGTTTCAAAAAGGAACTGGAGACTCTGACATAAAGTCAATTACTCCTTCTTTTACTCAGTTCTCTAACTCACCTATCATCATTAAGGACAAGTACGCTATCTCTGGATCTGACGCTGCTCAGATTGGATGGGTTGAAGTTGCTACTGAAGATGGAACTGGAGGATATTTATGGTATTTAAAAGCTGAGTCTGAAACTAGACTACGTTTTGAAGA